GTGCTCTAACGAACATTTTTAGTCCATTAGGTACATCAGTCTTAATGAAAAACGCATCAGTATCAGTTAAGTAGTGGTTAACTACATAACCTTGTGGGATCATTCCCATGTTACCAATTGCATTGATATCATTATCTGCAGTTCCAGTTCTACCTTGAGACTTCATAAGTCTCTCAGCAGTAAATTGTAGCGCTGAAGGAATTATTAATTTAGTTCCTCTTGCTGCAATTTTTAGACCTCTTTCGTCCACAAGTGCTGCTATGTCAATTAACGACTGCTCTAACGAAGTTTCGTTTAAGTCAGCTGCAGTTGACAATTCATTTCTGAATGTTCCAGCAACGATTGGGTGGTCAGTAGCACAAAGCTCCTTACCATCACCACCTGTGAAAGACGAACTGAACGCATTGTTTAATACGTTAGCTGCTTTAACTTGTTTTGCATTTGCCATAGATCTAGCTAATGCTTTTGTATATCTAGACGCAAGTCTGTCATACAAATTGTCCTCAATCGCTTCTTCAGTGATTACGAACGCTAAAGCAAGTGTCTCGTGAGTGTATCTAGCAGTGAAAGTTTCTTGTGCTGTATCGAAGTTAACACTAGATCCTTCAGGTTTTACTGAAGCATTAGCGAAACCAGATAACATCACTTCTTCTTCAAAAGCTCTATCAGAATTTTCGATGTCGTAAATCTGAGTGTGCTCATCTGCGTAGTTTTTATATTCCAGGCCGAATAGTGCATTCAATCCTGGCTCTAGTTCTTTAACTAGTTGTGATCGTGATATAGCCATAATTATTCTCCTATACTATTATACGCCTGTTGTTAATTTAAATACATGCTCACCTGTGTTGAATACAACGTATGCATTCGCATTTGCTGAACTTGTATCACTATTTTCCGGATCTTTTGATATACCGATTTGTTTGAAACCACCTGATGTACCAGAAGTCGACGTGTCAATCTCTGAAGTTGACTGTCCAGAAAGAGTGCTTCCACTCGTTCCAACAAAGTCAAAAGCTGAGTTGTTCATTGCCGCTGTTCCAGTTCCATCATGTTGTGCTTCGTACACGATATAAGGATCCACGAACACTGAAGCTACAATATCTGAAGCATTTGTGCTTGCAGGATAAAAAGCTTTAAATGTCGGTTTACTTGTTGATGGATCAGTAAAGAAACAACCACCGAATACACCGATTTGTTGAGTGTCTCCAGCTGCTGCTTGTTCTATACCGCCACCCGCTACTGCTTCAACCACTTGACCATTGAAAATTGATGTCCCGTGGTTTGCCGCTATAGCGTATTCTTCGGTTCTGATTTTTCCACCTGTAAGATGTCTTGTAGGTTTGAAACCAAACGCCGCGTCTTTATTAGCCATAGTTTTTCTCCTTATGTACCTGCCCCGAGGGGCCTCCAGTACGGTTTAATTTAATTCGTTGGGTAGGAATCGTTAAAAAATTAACTTTTCTTTGTACCACCGAAGGTTACACGAGTCTGTCGATCACTATTGATCGGCATACTTGGATGCTGTTCCTTCATTAAATCATTTTCTATCGCGTCGTTTCGATCTTGAGTTTGTTGAGCAAAATACTCTTTGCGCGCTTCAACGATCTCTTCCGGTATCCTTGCCAGCAAAAGGCCGCCAACTCCGATCACCCCCTTGTATTTACCATCTTGAACTTGTGGATAGTCTACTT